ACTGGTAAATTGCAAAAGATTACCCTCCCAAATCATAACGGGAGAGACAACGGATGACAAAGCACCACGAAGATATTCAAGATCGCTATCACTAGCACCAAAATCTTTATAAATCTTCATAATAATGGCTGCTGCTTTATCCATCAATGCACTAGGTAATTGAGTATCATAACCTGAAAAATCTCCACAAACAAATTGTGTATATTCTCCATTATTGGTTAGATAATCATACAACTCTTCCCATTCATGTGATGTTGCATTAACTCCAACAAAGCATTCAGATGCTCTTTGGTGCCTCAACACATGTTTAATAGGAATAATCGCTCTAGTAGCACTGATGAAAAATGTCATATCATTTCCATATACAGAACGAGTTTTCTCAGCTGCCTTTTCCCAAGGTAGCAACTCATTCACCTTAGAAGCTCTAACAAAAGGATCAAAAGTTCCTTTTCCAGATCTCCAAGTTTCCTCAACTTTCTCAAGATCATCCATAATATAATCTTTCAATTGTCGAGGATGTAATGGAACTCCATTCTCATCACACTCAAGATGTTTTGTTTTGGATCCCCCATAACAAATTCCTGATGATGTACTATTAGGCATTCCACGAATAATACCTGTGGTATCGCCATCAATAGCTTGCTGAATCGAACGAACTGAAAAGAATTCAGAATCATTCTGGTAATAATCATTAGCAATTGAATAAATAGTTTCACCATCAACATTCTTGGTATGAAGGTAATCTTCTGCTGCCCTATCCATCAATGCGATAGGAACATCAGTTTTCGGCGTATTGTATTTGGCTAATGTCGTATTAATTTGCAACTCTCCATTTTCATATTTTGGAGGACGAGATTGAATATCACCAAACTGTTCTGCAACAGCTTTATTATGATTTTCAAAATAATGTTTCTCAGCCCTAGGTTTGTATAAAACACCCCCAGCGGCTAGAACAGTCCCCAAAGAAACTATAGGAGTTGCATCGACATCAAGAGCTTGCTTGACATAATCAGTAGATTGGTCCACAATAGAAATCTCTTTCAGATTGTTCTTAAAAACAGGTTCCGAAGGAATAGATTTAACAAAATAATCTTTTGATTTCATTGCTTCCCTAGCCTCGTCAAGCATACCCTTATCGATACATACGCAATAAAATTTTGTTGATCCTGTCTGTCCTGCAACATGGATACCAATAATACTATTTTTATATAGTAATGGTTGTCCACAATCACCTAAATTACAAGTATGATATTGAGCTTCACACTCGTACACATGCTGTGTTAGTTTTCCCCTTGGTGAGGTATAGGTAATAGCAGAAATTTGTCTAAAATGAACAGGTATTTCAACAAACTTTTGCAAATCATTATCAAAATGCAGATAAGTTCCAGGGCCACTGTTAGGCAATGATCCCGGTGCTGCTAAATAAATTGATAAATCTTTGCCTGGCGGCGCATTGGGAGTATGAACTAATGATACATCTGCAATATGATTTTT